TAACGGTCAACTTAGATCTATTAGAATAGCTAAACCTGGTATTGGATATGGTGCATCTACAACTTCATTAAATGTCATATCTGCGGGTGAGTTTGGTATATTCAACTCAAACCTTAAAACATGGCAAGTAAACGAAGTTAGAAAAAATTTCGCAAATATAGATGATTCTGATACATTCATAGACAAACCAACACAAATTAGTCGTGAATTACAAATATCTCATGCATATGCACCGAGAGGACTGAGAAAAATTGTATATCAAAATGATTCTAATGGTGATCCTTTATATGGTAGTAGAGATTTAACTTTACTTAATGGTGCGACTGAAGAGGACAAAACACAGCATTCTCCTATTATTGGTTGGGCATATGATGGATTGCCGATCTATGGCCCTTATGGATTTGAAAAAAGCACTGGTGGATCTGTAACTCAATTAAAATCTGGTTACTCTATAGATTTAAAAGAAAATAGACCACCAACTAGTGTATTCCCACAAGAATTTTTCTTAGAAGATTTTACTTGGAATAGTAGCACTGATGAATCTTTCCTTGATGAAAACAATGGAAGATATGGTGTAACTCCAGAATATCCAAATGGAATATATGCGTATTATGCAACTTTTGAATCTACAGTAACATCGGATTCAACTGATCCATTCAATAACTTTAAAAAACCAAAATTCCCATATTTACTAGGTGATAATTTTCATGCTCAACCAAATCAATTTAATTATCAATCTAAAAATAATCAAGATGAAATTAATCTCAATCAAACTAGTTGGGTAAGAAATACTGAACCTTACGAATTACTTCAAGATGATAGTTTTTATAATTATGTAAGTCAATCACATAAATCAGTAACTCAAGAGGGAACTATTGTTTATGCATCTGAGGGAGCTGTTGATAAGATTGGTATTGTAACTGGTGGATCGTCTTACCAAGTAGGTGATAAACTTGTTTTTGAAGAAGCAGTTGCTGAAAACTTTGAAACTGTTGCAAAAGTATCAAGAGTAAGAGGGCCTGGTATTGGAACTATTGCGGTAACTAACGTAATTTTAAACAATATAGAATTCTATCCTGCTAACGAGACAAATACGTTTGTAGGTGTTCATACAACTCCTATAGGGTTGTCTAACCTTAGTAAAATTTCTGTATCTGGTTTATCAACGACTAGTTCTAAATTAGATGGGAAATCATATAATATTGGCATCTCTTCAGCAAAACTTATAGTTTCCGAGGGTATAGGATCAGTAGCAGCAACTGGGTTGGTTACATTTTTCACTGTACAAGGTAGATTACCTCTTCCTAATGATAATCTCAACAATCTCAATTTAAGAGAGAATGACATTCTTAAAGTTGGAATTGGAACAAGACAAGAAGAGGTTAAATTATTAAATATTGATGCTGCTAATTCTAGAATAAGAGTTTTAAGAAATCAAAATAATTTAGAAGATGGAGTAATCGGAGCTAGTCATACTATAAGGACACCAATAATAGAAGATCCTAGAAAATTTAGAATAGATGTTGGTTTTACAACGGAATTTGATAATAGAATTAATTTTGAATATTATTTTGACCCTGCAGAGTCTCTCGGTGTGGCAGCATCTGCTGGGCCTGGTATAGGAACAACAGTATTCATTTCAAACCCTGCTGGAGGTAGAAGTTCAATATTCATACCAAGTAGATCAATATTTTTACCTAATCATAAATTTAAAACTGGAGATGTTGTAACTTATCATAAAAATACAGGTAACTCTATTGGGATTTCAACTAGTCGTGCTAATGCTAATTTAAATGTTCAATCAGCGAATCTTCTAGAAAACGTTCCTTTATTCTTAGTTAAATTAAGTGATGATTTAGTTGGATTATCTACAGTTAGAGTTGGTTTAGCAACAGCTGGTGGTGGTGCAGATCCAGAGGATGTCTTTGTTGGTGTAGGAAACACTCTCAGAAATCAAGGTTTGGTATATTTTACTGGAATTGGAACTGGTAGATATCATAGTCTCAGAATAAGTTATGACAGTACTGTAAAAGGAACTGCTAATAAAAATCTAGCAACAGTTTCAGTTGGTAATAGTCATGGATTAAAAAATAATGATAGAGTTTTCTTAACTGTTGATGCTGGAATAACAACCACAGTTCCTATTAAGTATAATAAAGAAAATAGAAAATTAATTGCTAGAACTTTAGACTTTACAGTTGCTGGTGTTAATACATCAGGAACTTTAGATGGTAATCCAAATACAATCAGAATAACCGATCATAGAATGGTTACTGGTCAGAGAGTGGTTCACACCGCAAACACCCCTGTTGGTGGATTAGTTGATCAAGAAGAATATTTTGTGTATGTAATTGATAAAAATGTAATTAAATTATGTGGTAGTAGATTCCAGACAAGACAATCTAGACCAGTGTTTGTTAATTTAGATGTGTCATCAGTGGGAGCTGCTGGAACATTAAATTTAGTCAACCCACCTTTAGAATTTTATAAAAATGGAACAGTAACGTTTGATTTATCAGATTCTTCTTTATCATTTACTAAAGTTGCTGATACTTTACCTGCTTTTGATTTAGAACTTTATACTGATTATAATTTTATTCACGAATATACTTCAAATGAAAAATCATCCACATTTAATGTAACTAGAACTGGAACTGTAGGTATTGATGGTAAACTTGTATTGACATATAATCAACATACTCCAAAAATACTTTATTACAATTTAGTTGCTAATACCTCTACGGATAATCCTGATGTAAATAAAGAATTAGTTTTAGATAAAGAAATTTTAGGAAACAACTCAATATCATTTAAGGATAGTCTTTTTGCAGGGCAGTTTAATGTAATTGCAAATTCTACAAATACATTTACTTATGATTTAGACACATTTCCCGAAGAATCATCTTATGTTAATTCAGATACGACCTCAATAGTTTATGATACTACATCTAAAACTGCATATGGGCCAATAGCATCTATTGTTTTAGCAGAGAAGGGAAGGGGATACACTAGATTACCTGGTGTTTCAACCGTCACATCTGACACAGGAACTGGTGCTATATTAGAAGCATCAAGTACTTCAATTGGTGTTCCTAAAACTACAAGATTAGAAAGTATTGGTTTTGATTATCCATCAGATTTCACATTAAGACCTCAATCAAAACTTCCTCAAATAATTAAAATAGACGCACTATCTGGTCTTAGAGAGGTTGGAATTACATCATATGGTAGAGGATATAATCACCCACCAGCTTTGGTTGTTCTTGATGGTATCACAAGGGTGAAGGATGAAGATGTTGATTTAGCATATAATTTAACAACTCCCGATAGACCTGGTTATGTTGATATTATTGAAAATACTTTTGGTTTATCTAATGTGACCCCTTTCATTGTTCCTGTTAATAATCCCAATGGTATTCGGGTAACAAATCTTGTTTACGATGCATCTACAGAAACTGTTGCAGCAACTTTAAAATCAACTTACAGTCTCGCAGAAAATTTCCCAATTGAGGTTGGTGATAGAGTTTTGGTTGAAAATGCTAGTGTAGGAGTGGGATCTACAGGTAAAGGATTCGACTCACTAAACTACGCTTATCGCACATTTGAAGTTACACAAGTTCATCAAAATTTAGGTAATATTGGTATTGTTACTTATAGTATGAGTGGTTTAGTTCCAAGTGGTGAAGTACCTGGTAATTTTAATATTAATTTATCATCTGCAATATTAGTAAAAGAAAGAGATTTCCCACAATTTGCCCCTATATTACAAAGAAATACTTTTAACACAAAAGAAACGTTAGTTTCAGAAACTAGTGTTGGCCCTGTTTCTGGTCTAGTTGCGGAATATGATGAAGCAAGTCAATGGTTAACAATAGAAGCTGCCAGTGATTTTGAAGTTGGAAAATTAATAGAATCTACAGTAACAGGTGCTAAAGGAATAGTATCGGAAATAGTTCTTACTTTTGACACTAATTTCTTAGTTGATTATTTCTCTTTGGTTAATAATGGATGGGAATATGAAACTGGATTTTTGAGTAATGTTCTTCAAGTATCACATGATAATGAATATTATCAAAGATTTTCATATGCAATTAAATCTAGAGTATTTTTTGATAAATGGAAAGATATAGTCAATACTATAACTCATACTGCAGGATTCCAAAAATTTAGTAATCTTCAAGTTGAATCAAATTTACCAGTTGCTCAAAAATCAGCAATGGTTGTTGGAATAGCTGGAACGATTACTGGTATTATTGATTTACAAGGATTTGAAAGTTTACATGAAGTTGATAATTTTGATTTAGTTACAGAGAATTTAAAATCAAGATCTCCTGCTGATGGTAATCTCTCTGATGAAATTACATTCCAAAATCGTATTTTAATCGATTATGCAGAGTCAGTTGGTAACAGAGTTCTTACAATTGATAATATTAGTAGTGATTTTAATGATTTACCAAGAACAACACCATTCTCAGAAGTGGGTAGATTCTCTATAACTGGAAATAAAGAAAATAGATTTATGGTGTATGTGAAAGATAGATTATTTGAGGGTGAGAGACAGATAATGATGGTTAATGCGTTATTTGATCCTATTAGTGGTCAATCAATGATTAATCAATATGGTTCTGTAGATACGGTGAGAGATCTAGGATCTATGGATACTGAAGTTGATGGTAATGAGGCTGTTCTTAGATTTTTCCCAACTAAGAGTGAATTTAACAATTATAATGTAACAACACTATCATATAACTTAAATGAACTTGGTCTTACGACTTCATTAACTGCTGGTATATCCACCAGTATAGGATCGGGATCAAATCCAGTAGGAGCACTTGTTCATATTGGTGCTGCTACAACATTAGGTGGATCTGCTCATGGTGGCGGAGAGGTCATTGTGGCTACCGTAGGAACAGCATCTACAACAGGAACTCCAAGTAGTGGGAATAAAGCACCATTTGAAATGCATTCTCCTAGATCCGCTAAAACAATTGTTGCAATTGCAACAAGTGAGGGAACAGTAGAGTATAATGAATTAAGCATGGTTATGCATCAAAGTCCAGTAGGTTTAGGTTCTACTGTTGCATTTGAACAATATGGACAATTAACTATTCATAATAGAAGAGATGGTCTTGCTGCAGAACCGTTAGGAACATTTAGACCACATATTGTTGGTCTTGGAACTACTGCTCAAATACAAATTGGATTCACACCAAACGCTGGTATTAAAACTGCTTTTATAAACTCTATTACGATAGGAATATCCTCTGAAGCATATACAGGTGTAGGAACAGTTGGTTTAAAAAATGCATCACTAATAGCAAAATCAACAACAATCGCTGCAGCAGGATCACCTAGTGCGACAGGTATTGGTAGTTATGGTGAAGAATTTGATGCAGCATATGCTATAGTTCAAGTCAAGGATACTACAAACGATAGATATGAGTTTGCAGAAATAATGATGGTTGATGATGATAGTCGTGTATTCATGACAGAATATGGAAATATCGTCACTGGAGCAGGTGTCAATGCAAATGCAACTGGTATAGGAACCATTAGTGGTGCAAAAGACCCAACAGGTTGTTTTACTGAAATAAAATATACTCCAAATGCAAATACAGCTGTAGAAGTTAAAACATTCATACACGCTCTTAAAGTTGTTGAGGATAATAATCCTAATCAAATTGAACTTCAATCTGGATCTATTCAAACTAAATTTGATGTATATGAAGGAACTTTCTTTGGTTCTAGAACTAATTTCCCAATATTGAATGAAACCAATCAAGTCTTTAAAAAAGATTTTGACGGATCTAGCACTGATATCGTAAATTTAACTAATAACACAATCAGTATTCCAAATCATTTCTTTGTAACTGGTGAAGAAGTTGAGTATGCTATTGCACAACCAATAGTTGGATGCACAACAACAGGAATTGGAAGTACTGGAGATGCAATAGGAATTGCAATAACAAATGCAACCTCTCCTGCTAATGTCAGTTTTGTTCCTTCTTCGGTATTCATTATTAAAGTTAGTGATAGTTTAGTTAAACTAGCAGCAACAGCTCAAAATGCTTTAAGATCAATCGCAGTTCCTTTAGATTTAAACTCTGTTGGTGTAGGAACTTCGCATAGTTTGATAAGTAAAAATCAAAACACAAGAGCGTTAATATCAATTGATAATATCATTCAAAGCCCCATAGTGGGAACTGGAGTAACTACATCTCTCGGAGTAGATTTTGTTAAAGGTCAAACAGTGATGTTCACTTCAGGAATTACATCATTCTTTGCTAATGACGTAATTAAAGTTGGTAATGAAATGATGAAAGTAATTGCAGTAGAAAATGCAGGTATTAGTAGTGCAATTAGAGTTCATAGAAATTGGATGGGAACTGATTTATTGAATCATTCTAATCATGATATAGTTGAAAAAATGGCAGGTAATTATAATATTGTTGATAGCACTCTTAATTTTGCTGAAGCACCAAAAGGTGGTAGACCAATAAGTGTTGGAAGCACAGGTCTTCCATCCAGTGATAGAGACTTTACAGGTATTACAACCACTTCAAGTTTTAGTGGAAGAATATTTAATAGGTCTGGTATTAAGGGTGGAAACTTTGATGCATATTCCAGAAATTATGCTATAGATGATATATCTCAACAGTTTACTGGTATTGTAACTGAGGGAAGTAGAAGTTCTGTATTTACTCTTCAATCAGATAAACAAAATTTAACTGGTATCGCTACAAACCTTGGTATTGTATTAGTCAATGGAATATTACAAGGTGCTGGTCAGGTTAATGATTATGAATTGTCTGAAGTCGCTGGAATTACATCAATAACATTTACAGGAACCGCCTCGACTGTTGGTAATGATGTTCAGAGATCAACTGTTCCAGTTGGAGGTGTTATTATATCAGTTGCATCAAGTGAAGGATTTGGGTATCAACCTTTAGTTGGTGCTGGTGCTACAATACATTTCAATAATATTGGTGTTGCAACTGCAGTTAGTATTGGTAATAGTGGATCTGGTTATAGGGTTAAACCAGGCCCTGCCATCGCTGCAACATTTAGTTCAATTAGCGGAGTTGGAATAGCAACTGTAGTTAATGTTTCCGTGGCCACAACAACTTCTGGTGGAACTCCAATTATTCAAAACATTGGAACTGCAGCAGTTTTAAATGGTCGTGTTGTAAGTATAGCTGTAACAAATACAAATCCAATACCAGGTATAGGAACTCAAAACCCATCTTCTGTGGGAACTGGACAATCAACATTCATTGCAATAATTGATAAACCACTACCATATCATGATATTCCTCTCTGGTATGATAATACATCAACTCCTGGTGTTGGTGGATCTCAAGCAAGAGCAAATATCACAGTTGGTGTTGCAACCACAGGTGGTCGTGTTATTGATTTTGAAATTACTAACACAGGTTATGGATATGGCAATTCTCATGTATTAACAGTTCCTACATTTGCAAGTGCACCTAATGAATCATATGCAATTCCTATAGACGCACATTTATTCAAACCATTTAAATTAACAGTACAAAAAGTTCATCATGATGAATTTAACATGTGGACTATGGGTGAACTTCAAATGCTTGATGATTTTTCTAGTTTGTTTAATGGATCAAGAAAAGCATTCCCACTCACTGTTGGAGGTGAATCATTTGCCATACAAGCAAGAACTGGTTCAGGTATTGATGTAAAAAATACTATCATTCTTACTATAAATGATGTCTTACAAGTTCCTGGTGAGGGTTATGAGTTTGATGGTGGTGGAACAATAACATTTACAGAAGCACCAAATGAAGATGATGTAATGAGAATGTTCTTCTATAGAGGAACTGGTGGTGAGGACGTACAGGATAGAGATATTGTGGAAACTGTTAAAGTCGGTGATGATTTACAAGTTAAATTTGGCCCTGCATATAACACAAGAACATTTGTGGAATTTCCTAGAGCAGTTCACGATCTGCTATCGATAGATAGGGTTGAAACCAATCAATATTATGGAGTTGGTATAGGTGATGATGATACTGAGGTTAGACCTGTTAAGTGGTATAGGCAACTTGAAGATAGATTTATAGATGGTAAAATAGTTCGTAAAGATAGACCGATATATGAACCAAAATTATTCCCAACAACTTATTTGACGCAATCAATCGCAATCGGGCAAACAGTATTCTTCACTGATAGTTGTAAACCATTTTTCAATCCCAAAAATGAAAACGCTATAGACAGAAGTTTCCAAAATGCTATTGAAATAGTAAATGCAAGTAGTGAATTTGAATTTATAACTGGTGCTGCTGCAACAGCAATAGTTTCAATTGCGAACACCATACAACATTTTTCAATTACAGAGGCTGGTGATGGATATACTTCTGTTCCTGAAGTTAGAATACAACAACCTATAAGTATTGGTGGAACACCATTCATAGGTATTGGAACCACTGCGACTGCAATTGCGACTGCAACAGTCACTAACGGATCCATATCATCAATCACAGTAGGAATTAACTCTGGAATTGTTGGATCTGGTTACACTTCTGCTGCACCTCCTGTAGTTTTAATTGCACCACCCACATATATTAGAGAGGAAAATGATGTCGATCTATATGAGGGTGATTTTGGTGTAATAAGTGGGGTTGGTATATGTTCAAATATATCTGATGCAAATGGCACTGGTATATTTGGATCAGGAATTGGAACGGCATTAGTCTTTGATCTCTTTATTCCTCCAGATTCTCAATTAAGAGATAATAGTGTCAATAGTCCTAACTCTATAGTTAGAAGCGGATTACAAACTGGATATATCTTTACAGTCAGAGATTCTAATGTTGGATCCGTTGTATCTGGTATAACTGCACTTTCTAGAACTGGTGTTACAACAGTTGGTGTTGGAACCCATACTATAGATGGTATATATGAAGTAGCACATCATGTCGGAATAACCACTGTTGGATTTGGAACTAACAAAAAAGAGGTGGCAACCAGAGTATTTGTTAGGATTGATAATTGGAATGGTATACAAAATACCGTTGGTTATGCCACATTAGGTCAAGGAATATCCTCCTCATTTGTTGCTAATTATAGTTGGGGTCGAATGCAACTAAGAGATAGGCAATTGGCAGAGGCATACACTGTCAATACTTTTAATGGCATCTCTGGTATTAAGACAGGGCCGCAAATTAAAAGAAAGGCTTTCATTAAAGCAGAAAACTTTGTTGTTCCTGAAGAATAACATTTGTTGTCTAAATAAATAAAAAAAGTGTAACACAAGTTCATGTCAGCAATTATAACTGATCAAATAAGAATATTAAATGCAAAGAATTTCGTTGCTGGTGTATCCACTTCGGATAATTCTTATTATGCGTTCATAGGTTTACCTAATCCAACAGCATATCAAAGTGATTGGGATTCAAGTCCTCCAGCACCTGTTGATAATTTTGATAATATGAATGATTATCATGATAGTATGTTGGCTGTAAAAAGAATAACCTCTGCTGATGTAAAACAAATAGTTCCAAAATTGAATTGGCGTTCTGGAACTACATATGATTTTTACAGGCATGATTATAGTATTTCTAATGCACCACCAAATTCTGGTGGAACATCTCTATACACTGCAAATTATTTTGTTGTTAATAGTGATTTCAGAGTTTACATATGCTTACAAAATGGTACAACACCAGAAACACCTGACGGTAAACCCTCTTTAGATGAACCAATTTTTACCGATTTAGAACCAAGAACACCTGGTACTTCTGGAGATGGTTACATATGGAAATATTTGTATACTATTAAACCTGCAGATTTAATTAAGTTTGATGCAACTGATTTTATGCCAGTTCCCTCCAATTGGGGTGATAACGCTGCAGATGCGGCCGTTAAAGAAAACGCTACTGATGGTGGAATTAAAATTGTCGTAGTTAAAAATAGAGGAACTGGTATAGGAACCGCTAACCAAACATATACCAGAGTTCCAATTAAAGGAGACGGATTTGACGCAGAATGTACAGTTGTTGTTAATAATGATTCCCAAATAGAAAGTGTTACAGTTTCAAATGAGGGATTTGGGTATTCATATGGTAATGTTGACTTAGCTGCTGGATCAGTTCCAACACCCACAACTCCACCACAATTAGATGTCATTATCCCACCACCTGGCGGTCATGGTGCTGATATTTACAGAGAGTTGGGTGCTACTAATGCTCTACTTTATGCAAGAGTTGAAAATGATGATGAAAACCCTGATTTTATTACAGGAAACCAATTTGCAAGAATAGGTATTTTGGAAAATCCAAAAGCGTTTAATTCTAACGAAATTTTAACATTAAATAAAGCAAGTGCTGTTTACGCATTAAGACTAGCAGGAACTGGATATAGTTCTGTTACATTTACTCCTGATAGTTTAGTGCAACAAACTGTCGGAACTGGTGTTACTGCTTTTGGATATGTAATCAGTTATGATCAAGTAACTGGTGTTTTAAAATATTGGCAAGATAGAACAGTAGCAGGTTTTGCCACTGCAGGATCAACTGGTATTAGTACATCATTAACACCAACTTTTGCCACTAAAGGATATAATACAAACAGATTTACTGCAGATCCAGATGTAGGTGGTAATGTGACAATTGTTGGTGGTACTTCTAACCTATCAATAAGCACCGTATTTTCTGGTCTATCTACTAATCTAAATAATAGAACCTATTACCTTGGTCAATCATTTACTAAGGGAGTCTCTAATCCAGAAATTGACAAATATTCTGGAAATATGATTTATGTTGATCATAGACCATCCATCACCAGATCTTCCAATCAAAAAGAAGACATCAAAATAATATTACAGTTCTAATTAACTATGGCTCAGCAAACCAACCTCAACGTTTCACCATATTTTGATGATTTTGACCCGAATGATAATTATCATAAGGTTCTTTTCAAGCCTGGATTTCCTGTTCAAGCAAGAGAATTAACAGGTCTTCAATCTATACTACAAAACCAAATTGAAAAATTTGGTCAACATTTTTTCAAAGAAGGTGCGAAAGTAATACCAGGTAACACTGCATACTCTACGGAGTATTATGCTGTTGAGTTAAACAACAGTCATTTGGGAGTTCCTGTAGAATTTTACATTGATCAGTTAATTGATAGAAAGATAATTGGAGCAACAACTGGGGTAACAGCTATAGTTAAACAGATTCTCAGATCTGAGAATAGTGAGAATGGTAATTTGACATTATATATTTCATATATGTCTGCTGGTGTTGAGGATAATAGTATAAAAGTTTTTGCTGATGGTGAGTTATTAATAGCGGATAGTGATATTACTTCAGGGCCAGATAATAATGCTTTCATACCTACTGGAGAATCATTTGCATCATGTATCGCAAATAATGCAACATCAACTGCTGCGTCTTTTTCAATATCTAATGGTGTTTATTTTATAAGAGGTAATTTTGTTCAGATTCAAGATGAAACAATAATATTAGATCAATATTCAAATAAACCTAGTGCTAGAATTGGTTTACGAATACAAGAAGATATAATTAATGCTGATGAAGATGAGACACTAGCAGATAACTCAAAGGGATTTAATAATTACGCTGCACCAGGTGCTGATCGCTTGAAGATAAGTGCAAGTTTATTCGCTAAACCATTAGATGATTTTAATGATTCTAATTTCATTGAATTAGCAGTAATTGAAAATGGTAGAGTAAGATCTAATACTAAGAACACTAACTATAGTTTCATTAGGGATG